ATGCTAGAAAGGTAGGAGAAGGAGTAGCAGAATACGCAGGATTTGGTGGAAACTTAACAGAGTATTCTGCTTCGTTTAACACGGTCCAGGGACAGCCAACATACGACTTACAAAACATTATTTCTGGTGCTTCAGATACAGGACTAGACTCTGGTACGGGTAACGCTGTGGACTTTAGTGGCCTGGTAGGCAATAACAAAGTACGCATCACAAGAGTCTACTACAAGACCCCAGCTGCTATGTGGAGATTCTTCGGTTATTACGGTGGCATTAACGTTATCGGTAACATGATGACCTATGGTCAGTTTGCAGACGATTCTACATTTGAAATTATCCCATCTTGGCAGAACAAGATGCAGGCGATGGCGTATGAGGATCATATCTATACAAGAACCTCTCACTACTCCTATGAGATCATAAACAATAAACTTACTCTTTATCCACCACCGGACAACAGAATCACAGATAGATTCTTTGTTAAGTTTACAATTGAACGAAATGCATGGGAAGAAGACGGAACCACAGAGACTGGTATCAACGGCATTAACAACTTGAACTCTTTGCCGTTTGACAACATTGGGTATTCAAGCATTAACGCTATTGGAAAGCATTGGATTAGGAGATACGCCCTAGCCCTCAGCAAAGAAATGCTTGGCCAGATTAGAGGAAAGTTTGGTGGCAGCATCCCAATCCCTGGGGACAATGTAACCCTTAACTCTAGCGACCTTCTATCTCAGGCTGCTACAGAAAAGACCTCCTTGGTAGAGGAGTTGAAGAAGATCCTAGACGAGACCACTTACCTGCAGATTGCCAAGAACGACGCAGAGCTTATGGATGCAGCAGAAAAGATATCTCAGAAAGTCCCTTCACCAATCTTCGTAGGATAACTAAATGAAACTATTACTTGAAAATTGGAGAGACTATATCAAAAGCCCAGGGGAAGAACGTGAATGTCTCACCCCAGGTGCTATCTATGATATGGATATAGGACCTGATGTTGTGGGCGTAAAAGTTCAACTTCCAATGAATATTGATATTACTGAAGAAGAAGCCAAGCAACTAGAAGATGAAATGCATGATGCTCTTGAGGCAATTTTATCAAAATATTTTAGGGATAACTAAATGGCAAATAAATGGACACAACCTGATGCTCCGCCTCCTCCGCTCTTTACCGGAGCTAAGGAGCGCGACCTTGTTAAGCAAGTCAATGATGAGATCATTGAAAGAGTCATCGGGCAAACAATTGCATACTATCCTCTAGACGTGGAAAGAACTAGATATCATCCTGTGTATGGTGAGGCAATACAAAAGACTTTCTTGCCTCCAATTGCAGTTAAGGCTCTTATTGAGTACGATGGTCTTAAGACAGAATACACAAAGAACATTGGTCTTGACAAGACACAGGGGATTACAATCCATTTTCATAAGAGAAGGTTGACAGAGGACCAGAACCTTTTTGTTCGAGAAGGAGATTTTGTATTGTATGGCGACTCTCATTACGAGATAGTAACGCTATCAGAACCAAAGCTTATCTATGGGCAGGTAGATCATAAGCTAGAAATCACAGCCAAATGCATAAGAGCACGCGAGGGCCTATTCGATGCCACATGATTACAGTTATACAGGTATAGAAGGAGTCGAGGGTAAACTAAAAGAAGTTTCTTTCATGCCCTCTACAATTGAGACAATCGATACGGCTTTTCTAAACTATATCAATGACACACTAAACATATCAGTGACTACAAACAAAGGCTTTAAGAAAGTGCCTGTTATCTGGGTATCTGCCGAAAGGGCACTACAGATTAAGAGGGACAAAGGATTGAGGGACGATAAGGGTATCCTCAAGCTCCCTATGCTTACAATTGAAAGAAAGTCAATGAAGAAAGACCCTAGTATGAAGGGGGTTGCTTGGGCACACATACCTGAGACAAACGACCGTAAGGGTGGTGCCCTTGTAGTCGCTAGGAGAATACAACAAGAGAAGACCTCTAACTTCCTCAACGCAGACTCTGCGAGGTTAGAGGGCTCTATGAGCGCAGCAGATGTTGGAGAGGGACAGCAGAACTTTCCATCAAAGAACCCAGGCAAAGTGGTATACGAAACTGTATCCATGCCCATACCAACTTATATTGTTGTAGATTACGCTGTTACAGTAAGAACCGAGTACCAACAGCAAATCAACGAAATCATAACTCCGTTTATCACAAAGACTGGACAAATAAACAACTTTTTTATAGAGCATGAGGGCCATCGTTTTGAAGGGTTTATCCAAGGTGACTTTGGACAGTCCAGTAATGTCGCTTCCTTAGGAGAGGAGGAGCGTATGTACGAGGTACCAATAACAATTAAAATATTGGGTTATCTCATAGGAGAAGGCCCTAACAGAGAGAGGCCAAAGATCACAATAAGAGAAAACGCTGTTGAGGTCAAGATTCCTAGGGAAAGAGTAATAATGGGTGATATCCCAGAGTTTGACTCCACTAGAAGCATAGACCTGTTTTATAAAGAGTAAAATCAGACTTTCGTCTTTTAAAATACTATTTATTGTGTGAAGATATCTATTTAGGAGACTCTACCAAATGGCTGAAAGAAAGTTTAGATTCGTATCCCCTGGCATTTTTATCAATGAAGTTGACAACTCACAGCTTCCTAATGACTTGCCAGATGTTGGACCAATCATCATTGGTCGCTCTGACTACGGCCCTGCAATGCGTCCAATCAGAATTAACTCTCCTTCTGAGTTTATTGAGTTCTACGGTAACCCAATCCCCGGTGGTCGTGGTGATGATGTATGGCGTGACGGCAACTACGTAGGACCAACATACGCCCCATACGCTGCTATGGCTTACCTTCGTGCTGGCGTTGGCCCTGTTAACTTTATGAGACTCCTAGGAACACAGAGCCCTGATGCTGCTGCTGCTGATTACGCTGGATGGATGGCGGGAACCGCAACCCCCAGCACAACACTCGCCTCTAATGACGGGGCGTTCGGCCTTTTCGTATTTCCTTCTGCCTCAGATGATATGAGAACAGTTGATATTGGCAACGGTCGGTTGGCAGCTGTCTTCTACGGAGACGGGGTTACGTTTGAGCTTAGTGGGACCAACATTGCAAACACTGCTGACATGGGCACCCTGGGTCTTATAAAGTCAGTTGCGTCTGGGCCAGAATTCAAGATGGTTATCTCTGACGCGGAAGAAACCAAGGCAACAGCAGTTGACTGCCTGGATACAACAGGGGTCGAAGCTAGTTCTGCTGATGTTTCGTTTACTATTGCTATCCCGGCTACTGCAGGAGGGGCAGGTGGTACTGCAATCACCATCCTACTAGATGACAGCGAGACAACAGATCCGGCTGAAGGGGCCAATACAATAGCAATCGGAACTGCTGGCATTTCTGACGCTGCTAAAGCAGCGGCGCTCATTGATGCGATTAACGGAACAACTAATAGCTTAGTTGACTTTGCGTCAAGTGGTAACGGTACTGCTGGGGTTCCAGGGGTAACGGCTGCTCAAGGGTCTTCGGATACACAGATAACTCTCACAATGGATGTAGGGGGTGAGCAGGGAAATCTGACGGACGTTATAACAACTGCCAGTGGCGTTGATATAGTCGATGTAAGAAGTTTTACTGGTGGTGCTGACGACACAACAACTCATACAACTAGTTTCAATTTTGACAGCAATTCTTCAAAGTACATTAGAAAAGTATTTAATACTAACCCACAGTTGCTAAACGGTAGAGCTACAACCCATACGGATGCTGCTGAAGTTAGAAATCTAGGCTCAAAGTATTTCCTTGGGGAAACGTTTGAAAGATTTGCTGTTACTGACCCTGCGATATCTGGCGATGCTTATGCAATTGTAGTTCCTTTAGCTAAGACCACAAGCACTGCTGCTGATAACTACTCCTACAAGAGAAGGGGCTTTAGCGACGGCAAGACAGGTGTTGTCTTCTCACAGAATACCGCTGCCGATTACACAGGGTTTGATGCACAATCAAATACACAAAACCTATTTGAGTTTAGAGCTTTAAACCACGCTGAGTGGGCATCAAAGAACCTGAAGATTTCGGTTACAGACATTAAGGCAGCTAAAAACGATATTAACGCTTACGGCACCTTTACGGTTCAGATTCGTCGTGCTAGCGATTCAGATAACTCACCAGAGATTGTTGAACAGTTTACTGGCTTGAATCTGAACCCAGCTTCAGAAAACTACATAGCTAAAAAGATTGGTGATAAGTTTGTAGAGTGGGATACCTCGCAGAGGAGACTACGACAGTACGGAGAGTTTGACAACCTGTCTAAGTATGTATACGTAATTATGAACTCCGTTGTGGCAGATGGTAATGCCGACCCAGCGTTACTCCCATTTGGCTTCTACGGTCCTCCAAAGCCAAATGATTTTACTGTATTCTCGGGTAGTGTTCATACATTTGACTCTGGCTCCTCTGTTACCGGTGAGGCAGGCGCAGGTGGAACACATATTACTACTTTCGCAACTGGTTCTAACCTGGCCCAGCCTTTAACGACAAGGCCAGACGGACTAGACACTATTTCAGCAAACACCTTCTTAGCGACACCAGCGGGTACTACTGAGTTTACCGCTTCATTCCTGTTCCCATCAATTCCGCTTAGAACAAACGCAATTGACGGCGGTTTGTCTGATCCAACTAAGGCGTATTTCGGTATCCAGCCTACTATAAACTCTACAAGTACAAGGTTTGATCCTGGCTACGTTGATTATGTTCGACCAGCGCCAGGGTCTAGTGACACGTTTACAGCTGGTGGCGCTTTTGAGTATTCTTTCATCTTTACACTTGATGACGTTAGCGGCTCTGCAGGGGTTTACGTTTCTGGCTCCTCCGCTGAGTCGTCGGTTGCGAATAAGTCTCTAAACGCTGCAAACGGTACTCACACCTCAACGCTTGATTCTGGGTACAACCGCTTCACAATGCCACTTTGGGGTGGACATGACGGGGTTGACATTGGTGAGCAGGAGCCGTTTAACAACACAGCGATTGGTGCTAGTCCAACAGAGGCTAGCAGCTACGCTTACTACTCTGTTAAGAGAGCCATTGATACTGTTGCAGACCCAGAGTTTGTAGAGGCGAACATCCTTGCCGCACCGGGTATCACACAGCCAATCATTACAGACCAGCTGCTCTCAATCGCTGAGTCTCGCTCTGATTGTCTAGCAGTCATTGATACAGAGGGTGGCTACATTCCTACTACAGAGTCCACAAACGACTTTAAGGACAGAGTTGGTAGTGTTTCTACAACAGTTTCCAACCTTGAGCAGAGAAGAATTAATACAAGCTACGGCTGTACATTCTACCCATGGGTACGAATCAGAGATGACATCTCTAATGGTTCACTTTGGGTTCCACCTTCTGTCATTGCTATCGGAACATTTGCTTCTTCCGAGGCTCGCTCTGAGCTTTGGTTCGCCCCAGCTGGCTTTACAAGAGGTGGCCTAAGCACTGGTGCTGGTGGGTTCCCTGTCCTCTCAACGGTCGAGAGACTACGCAGAGAGGATCGTGATGATCTCTACGAGGCCAACATCAACCCAATCGCTACGTTCCCTTCAGAGGGCATTGTAATCTTCGGACAGAAGACGCTACAGGTCACACCAAGCGCTCTAGACAGAATTAATGTTCGTAGACTTCTCATCTTCCTCAAGAAGAGAATTTCTAGAATCGCTGCTGGTATTCTCTTTGACCAGAATGTCCAGACTACTTGGACTCGCTTCAAGACAGAGGCAGACAAGTTCTTGGGTTCTGTTCAGGCGAGATTGGGCCTCACTGAGTTCCGCGTTGTTCTTGACGAGTCAACCACTACTGCGGACCTTGTTGACAGGAATATCCTGTACGCCAAGATCTTCCTCAAACCAGCGAGAGCAATTGAGTTCATTGCAGTTGACTTCGTAATCACCAGAAGTGGTGCTTCATTTGACGATTAATTAAATTAGGTAACTAATTAAAACAGGACATAAGGAGAAAAGTATAAATGGCAAATTCAGCAGGTTTTTGGACCTCTTCACAAGTTTCACCAAAAAGAAATTTTAGATTTCTAGTGCGTATTGGTTCCATGCCTGATGGAGCTACATGGTATGCTAAGTCTGTGACTAAGCCACAGGTAACTGTGAACGCTAGCACCCATGAATTTTTAAACCATACTTTCTACTACCCTGGAAAGGTTACTTGGAATGAGGTAACCATTGAGTTAGTCGACCCTGTTAGCCCAGATGCTTCGATTAACTTAACAAGAATTCTTTTCGATTCCGGATATGTCCCACCAACAAGCGTTAATGATGTTACGACCATCTCCAAGAGAGAAGCAGTTGACGCTGTTCAGTCTGTTGTGATTGAGCAGATCGACTCTGATGGTCAGGTTATTGAGCGTTGGACGCTTACAAATGCTTTCATTACGCTTGTTGACTTCGGCGGTGTCCTTAAGTACGGCGAGGAGGGTCTTACTTCCCTGTCGGCTAAGTTCCGCTATGACTGGGCTGCAATTGAGACATTCCTGCCAGGTGGCGGTGCCAACAAGGCAAGCCCAGGTCCAGGCTCGGAAGACCCAGCCCCTGGCCTAAACAAGTACTGGGGACCTGGACAGAGTTACTAACAAATAGAGGTGTTAATTGGCTAAGAGAAATAATGGTGCTAGGACGGCTGCTCCTCAAGCAGCCCCTCCTGCACCGCAGTTTAGTGGTGCTTTAAGCTTCACTAACCCAACAGAGTTTGTAGAACTACCAACCCAAGGAAAGTTCTATCCTGAAGGGCACCCGCTTCATCTTAAGACTGAAGTGGAGATTCGTTATATGTCAGCAAAGGAAGAAGATATTCTTACTTCACAGGCCCTCATCAGCCGAGGAATTGTGATTGATAGGCTTATTCAAAGTGTGTTGGTGGATAGCTCTATTGATGTGAATACGCTTTATCCTGGCGACAAGAGTGCTATCATGATCGCTGCTAGAGCGACAGGATATGGGTCAGAATATGTTTCTAATGTTAAGTGTCCATCATGTGGTACAAACCATGATCATGTTGTAGATCTGGTTAATATTCCTATCAAGGAGGTACCAGATGATCTCACTATCTCACCAGCTGGTACGTTTAGCATTGTCTTGCCACGCTCTGGCTTTACAGCAGAGATAAGGATTCTTAGTGCAAAGCAGCAATCCTACCTAGAGAATATGAGAGACACAAATAGAAAGAATAATCTTCCAGAGAGGAACAGAACTGATTTCTTAAAGATGGTTATTGTATCTGTGAACTCTATTAGTGCTAGACAAGAAGTAGAAAACTTTATTGATAACATGCCAGCTATGGATTCTAGAGAAGTTAAAAAGGCATATGACAGAGCAGCACCTTCACTTCAAATGGAGCAGAGGATAGAATGCCCAAGCTGTCAGCATGTAGTGGTCAGGGCGGTGCCACTAGGTATTGACTTTTTTTGGCCTTCCTGAAAACTACGTAGAATCGATATATGAAGAATTCTTCTTCTTGAGCTACTATGGCAATTGGTCATTTGCAGAATCTTATTCGCTCCCGGTTGCTATACGTAGATGGTTTGTTAAGCGCCTTATAAAGCAAAAAGAAGACGAAGCAGGCAGAAATAAAATCTAACATAAAGCACTACTTATAAGATAGAGGGCTTATCATGGATCCAAACCAGCTAGCGCAATTACTTAGTTCTGTAGGGATAGACGCGACTACGCAAGAGATCGACGCCTTGAGTGTGTCGATTGGGAACGCTGGGGATGCTCTTTCACAATTTATCCCAAGCATATTCGATACAGTAAGAAATTTTACTGATCTAGGTACTGCAGTTGGTCAGGTTAAGGCAGCTATTATGGATGCCACTGGGGCCAACGAAGAGCAGGTGGAATCATTTGCTGCTGGCGCTGGTGCCGTGGCGGCTTACAAAACACAGATAGCGTTGCTTGAGGGGGACCTCGGAGGACTTACTGGTGCTGCCCGAAGAGTGATAAAAGATCAATTAGAATCAGCTAGGTCGTTTAACGAAGGTACTGGTTTTGCTGGACAATATAATCAAAAAATTATAGATGCTACTTTTAGGAATAGAGAATTCGGCCTGTCCGGTGCGGAGATGGGTAATGTATATACCAATCTTACAAAGACATTTACTGATTTTACGAAAGGAGGCATAAGCCCAACCGAGACCGCTCTAGCAGATGCAGCAGTAGCTCTTCAGGCTGTTGGGATTGGATCTGAAACAACAGCAGCAACATTCCAGATTTTTAGAAAAGGACTTAACCAGGCAGATGACTCTATTGTCCGTTCTACACTTGGGCTAGAGAACTTCGCAGAAGAATTAGGCGTTACGTCTCAAGAGATGTTTACAACCTTCAATACACAAATGCCAAGTATGGTAATGTTCGGTTCAGAAGCAGAGCGAGTTTTCCGTCAAACAGCAGCAGCTGCAAAGTCAACGGGCTTAGAATTTAGTAAATTTCAAGAAGTGTTTAATCTTACAGACACATTTGAAGGCTCTGCACAGGCTGTTGGACAGCTTAATGCCCTATTGGGTGGTCCATTCCTAAACTCCGTTGAACTAACAATGGCAGAGACGCCCGTAGAAAGAATGCAGATGCTATCGCAAGCTTTTGAAGATGCTGGAGTAAGCGTCGAAAGTATGTCTAGACGACAAATACAGGCATTTGTAGCAGCAACTCCAGGCATTAACAATGCTCTAGAGCTAACACAGCTTTTAGACGGAGGTTTTAATGATCTTATTGATACGACCGATGCCGTGGCAAAATCTCAATCTGAGCTTTCGGACGAAGCGCAAAAAACGAGAACGGTTCAGGAAAATATGCAAATCCTTGAAAGTGTCGCTGTTGGGGTAGATGGAATTGCTCAACAGCTTGATATAATTAACCAAAACACATTCACGCCAGCCATTAAATCAGCAGAGAATCTTAGAAACGCGGTTGTTGGAAACGAAGGTGTTAGCGCTGCCCTTAAAATTGTTAACGATATGCTCACTAATATAGGGGTTTCCATGGGCGCTACGACTGAGAATTTACAAAAAATAAATAGAGAATCCATAGCTGCTAGAGACGCAGGAGCAAGACAAGTACAAACAGACAGGGAAGGCCAGCCAGTCTACAGATTCCAAATATTCCTAGATGGGAAAGAGATAGATGCCAGAGTGGCAGCACTTGATGGACCATAGTAAGGAGAAAGCATAATGTATGATCCCACAGACACATTAGAGAGAAAAGGACAAGTCTTAGAGTTCTATCAGACTTTTTCTGGCGCTCAAGTATCTTTCAAAGCTTTCTTGGAGACGTATACAGAGAGTTTCCAGTGTCGGTGGAATCCTCAGACAGTGTTAGGGAGACCGGACCCTATACAGACTTATCAAGGCACACAAAGAAATATCAATTTAAGCTGGAAAATCCCTGCTTTTAGTCTGCAAGACTCCATAGGAAACTTGCAAAAAACCTCAACTTTAACAAGAATGCTATATCCAGAGTATTCTAGAGTGGACAGCGCTTCTACTATCTCCAAGGGACCACTTGTGAAGATTAAGTTTGCCAACTTGATATTTGATGCCTCCAGGGGGTTTGACGGAGATGTTAGGACCTGTGGCTTGCTTGGTGTCATAAACAGTCTACAGTGGAACCCAAACATTAAGGAAGGGTTTTTCGACCCTGTGAACAAGCTTTACCCAAAGCTTATCACATTAACTATTGGCTTTTCTGTCTTGCACCAGCACACTCTTGGTTGGGAGAAGGCAGAAGCTATTGCTGTTGGGGCTAATAGGCAAAGCAGAATAATTGAAAGACAAGATGACGCAGGCGTTGACAAGATTAATAAAATTAATGATCGTAGAGAAGATTTTGCAGAAAACGCAGCACCGTCATGGGGAGCGGACGCTTCTCTGTTCCCATGGTCCGCAGGATCTCAAAGGGGCTCGACTGCATTCATTGGTGATTTTGATACCGGCGAAGCTATTCAAGAAGTTGCGATTAACGAAATATTAGGTGGGAATGATTAATGTCTAGATACTCTGGAAGAGAAATAGTTTTTAACAAAGATGAATTCTATGAAGCTACGTTTGAGGAAAGGGAGGTTTCAGGGATTAGGCAATACGTTACGCCAGAGTTACAGCATCCTACGAGAGAGCAGATAGCATCATTAAACATTATAAATCATGTTTGGAAAACAGGTGATAGATACTATAAGTTAGCATTCGATCACTACGGAGACTCTAGACTCTGGTGGGTTATAGCTTGGTTTAACAAGAGACCAACAGAGGCCAATGTAAGCTATGGAGACGTTATCTATATACCACACCCGATTGATAGGGTTCTAAGTTACCTCGGAGTTTAAGGATGTCAGGGCCCAGCACAGATACGAGACAAGATGAAAAACAGCCAGATAGACCAAGTACAGAAGATCTTCCGCCTGGCGTAGACCTGTCAGATTACGATATTGACGTTTCTGAGCCATTTGGTTATGGGACTGGCAATGACGACAGTAGCCGTGTTGATAGAACCTTCAATGAAGAAGGGCTAGCATCGAGCACTAACCCTGTTGGGCCAGGACTAGGAGACCAGAGAGTAAAAGATCTCCAGACTCTAATGATAAGGGAACTGGACCCGGAAGGAAGACAAGACCAGCCAAGTACAGTTCTGCCCCGGTACGGTGTTGACGGCATATGGAGATGTGAAACTCAAGAAGCATTCAATAAATTACTAGCTGAGAAGGGCGTTCCTTGTAATGCGGGAGAGAAGACAGTACCGGGATGTGACGGCAGCCCAATATCTGCTTGTTCTCTAGATGAGGAAACGCTAGAAAACCTAAAAGCTGCAGCAGCTGGACAGCAAGAGGAAGAACAACAGGAGGTTTCGGAAGACGGCGAAAAAGAAGTTGAGGACAGGCCCGTCTACGATGACCAATGTTTCTTGATACAAAATATCAAAAGAATAGTGGACGAAAGTAAAGCACCCGACCCTGTTCCTTGGTTTCATGTAGAGTATCCGGGATACACAACTAGAAGGAGAGATATAAAATATAAGAATATACATAAGCTTTCTACAACAGACCCTGGGACTATTATGAATAGGTTGCGCTTGACGAAAGGGTGTACTGAATTCCTAGACATAAGACACTATCAGCTGTCACAGTTAACCCCCTCTGTCCGTCTCTATAAGCAATATTATGAAGGATCAAGCAAGACACCAAGAGAAGTCGAGATGCAGTTTTCGACCTATGTCGACCCCGTCTTGGACTTACAGAGTATGCTTAACAGCCAACTCCAAAGAGGCGTGGGTGTGGGTATAGAGAGCTTCACGTTTAATTTCAAGGGAGTACAGCCTGCAACTGCCAAGAAGGACATTGAAGCTAAGCTAGTTATATACGGGCAGAATTTTAATGAGATGTTCAAGGTTAGGCAGGGTGTGGACCAGGATGGCAGACCGCTTGAGGGCGGCTATCGAATCATTGACCTTGTTCTCGCTGAGAAAAATTATAGGGATATATTAGAAGAAGAGACAAACAAGAAGATAAGAGAATTTAATCCAAACTTCTATGAAATAAAAGTGAGAGCTGGTTGGGGAGCAACAGGCGGTGGTGGGCTACTGTCAGATGATCTGAGTTCTGCTATAAAAGACAATCAAGTAGAAATGTTTCTAATTTTGACGAAGCATGAATTCCAATTCCAAGACGATGGTTCGGTTAGACTAGTGCTAGACTTTAGGGCTCGTGTTGAGTCCATTCTATTGGATAAGAGATCTGATGTGCTATTTGATGAAGGGGTCGTGGCCAAGAGAGATGAAAGGAAGAAGAAGATAAATGAAATATCAGCTGCGAGAATCTCCCTTAAACAGAGCAAGGAGA